TCGACCGCTGGATCGGGCTCGGCATCCTGCTCGTCGGCCTGCTGGCCGTGGCCGCGATCATCCACACAATCCTTCTCTACGTCTGACCATGTTCGCGCTCCGAAAACCAGAGAAGCCAGCGGTGGGAATCATCCGCGTCGATGACCCGGGCAAGGCCGTTCCATACGACAAGATGCAACTATCGGGCAAATGGTGGCGAGTCTTCCCGGTGGATAGCCGGGAAGTGTCCGCGCTCCGCATGCTCGACATGCACACTGACAAATTCGCGCCTGCGGTCGGCAACGGCCTGCTGGTTAGCGACGCGGCGATCCGCCGATATGAACTATCACCAGTCATCAGCTTTCCGACCGTCGAGTGACGTCACGGAAACCCGCCGCCGTTCCAAGGAGGATGCCGACCCGAATCTAGCGGGCAGTTGGGCACGGGCTCGGCAGCGGCGGCGGGAAACCAATCAACAGATTATTATGAGCTACGAAAACACCGAATGCCCATGCGGCGGAAAGAAGCAGCGGGAGACTCTGATCTGCGCTGAATGCGAGCGGCAATTCGCCGACACCCACGAGATGAAGTCATTCCGTGACCTCACCCAGCCGCCGTGGTCGCGCAGACCATCCGCCATCCGCCTGCTTTCCATGGCACGCCGACGCAACCGGCGTCTGCCGCTGCAATTCCTCGCATAACACCATGACCTACACATGCACGAAATGCGGCAGCCGGACACCCACCAGGGGATGCGACCTGTGCGCGGAATCCGACGACGAGCAACGCGACCGCGAGCGCGCCGAGGACCACGACTTTCAGTCCCGCAGAGAGTGGGACGGTGAGGACGAGCCCGGCCTGTGATTTTCAATAACTGACGCGGCCCGCGGCGCAGGGCGAACCAATCAACCAACAACGAAACAACGAATCCAATGAAACTATCCGAAAAAAAAGGCGGCGAATTTACCCCGCACCCCGAAACCGAAGGCACTGTGAAAGGCGTGATCGTTGACATCACGCCGCTAAAAAAGGTCCAATCCGAATTTGGCGAGCGCGAGGTGTTCCGCTTGGTCTATGAAACCGAGGTCGAGGATGACGAGGGAAAACGCTTTTGCATCTGGAGCCGGCCCTACACGCCGTCGCTCAACGAGAAGGCGAACTTCCGCAAGGACATCAAGAAGATCCTCGGGCGCGATCTGACGCAGGCCGAGCTGGACGAGTTCGACACCGAGGCGTTGGTCGGGCTGGGCGTCAAGTTGATCGTCCAGCATGAGGAGGGCAAGAACGGTCAGACCTACTCGGTGATCAGCTTCCTTGCTCCAGACAAAGAGAAGACTCTGAAGCCGAGCGGGAAATACACGCGCGTCAAGGATCGACCAGATCGCGACGGCGCGGGCGCGACCGGTGATCAGGCATCCTATCGCAAGGCCCCTGCCGCGGCGGCCGACGAGGGTCGCAGTGATTGGCAAAAGGTGAAGGTGCATGTGGGCAAGCACGCGGGCGTCGATCTTGGCGACCTCGATGAGGACGCCGTGCAAAAGCTCATCGAGCACTGGCTGCCGAGCCACAAGGCGAACGCGAAACCAAAGGCCGATGACAAGCGGCTGGCCGCTGGCCTTGAGGAAGTGATGGCACTGCTCGGCGCGGGCGCGGGTGCGTCTGCGGAGGATTTCTGATTGTAGGGAGTCAGGAACGACCACCGGGAAAGGCCGGGTAAGGAGAAGCTGACGACCTCCTGACAAAACAGGTGCAGTGACAGCCGGGAAAGACCGGCGCTTTTGGATCGCCTCACACTGCCATGCGCGGTGTGGGGCTTTCCGGGCGAGAGGCGGTGCCTCCGCAATCCCCTACACACCATGCCAAGCATTGCCGAAATCGTCGCATCAAAACAAGCCAAGGCCGCAGCCGCGGAACCCACCCAACCCACGCAGCCGGTCGCACCGCGCGAATCGCTCGCCGAAATGGCCGAAGCGAAAGCGGCGATTGATCGGATCGACCCGCCGGGAAAGTCGGCGGTGGCGACCGCGGCACGCAAGAGCGCCGGGTTGATCCTGAACCGCGAGTTGCCAGCACCGCCGCAACCGGAGCCGAGCGGCCCGGACCTGCCCAGGGCGCTGGGTCAGACCGAGGGCGAGGCAATCGACATGACGCCGCTGGCAGCGGATCCATGCATCAAGGACTGGCACAAGGCGGTCACGGCATTCAGCACGGAGCTGTGCTTGGTGCGCGACCCGGTGGACCCGGAGCGGGCGTGGCTGGCGGTGCGGCTGGACGAGGATCCGATGCACCCGCTGCTGCTCAAGGATCTGATGCTCTACGAGCACCCGCGAACGCAGCGCCCGCCCAACGAGCCGTTCTGACGATTTCCGAGCGACTCGCCGCGGTGGCCCGCGCTGCCCGCGAGGTGCCAATCCCGGAGGACGAGTGCGAAACGTGCCACCGGAAATGGGCGAGGATGCTGCGCAAAGGACAGTGCGTTTGCACCGGCGATGTGCAGCTCACACGACCCGACTTGAGCCACTTTTTTCCAAACACCAACAGCAACAAAAGATGAACACCACCACAGAAGAAACGACGGCCCTGATCCTATCCGGTCAGGGGTATGACTTGCAAATCGCACCAGAGGCGATAGCGCGAAAGGCGGAACTGCTCGGCATCGCCCGGGCAGTCCAGCACGTCCGCGACAATGATGAGTCGGCCGAGGCGCAGTATCACAGCCGGTCACTGGCCGCCATGCGCATCGAGGTCGAGAAGTGCCGCAAGATCGTGAAGGAGCCGGTCAACCGGATCGGCAAGCTGATTGATCAGGCGGCGAAGGACTTCGTCGCCGAGCTCGACGCCGAAGAGTGCCGGATCAAAAAGCTGATCGGCGACCATGCTGCGGAAGTTGCACGGCTTCGTCGGCTCAAGGAGGAAGAAGAGCGCCGTGCGTTCGAGGAAGCCCGGGCGGCCCGCGAGGCTGCGGAGGCGGCTGCGGCCGCGGCTGAGACGTCCGGGAAGATCGCGGACATCATCGCGGCCAAACAGGCGGAAAGCGCCCGCATGGATGCGCTGGCGGCCCGCATGGATGCGTCCGACGAGGTGGCTGCGGCGAAGGTCGCCGATGGAGTGCGATTCGCCTGGGACTTCGAGGTGGAGGACATCACGCAGGTTCTCGAATACAGGATCGACCTGGTGGAAATCACCCCGCGGCGAGCGGTAATTTTGCAGAGCATCAAGGACTCGGCTGAGCGGCACTGCACTGAAGAAGTGGTCAACCTTTACGCCGCCATCGGCATCCGCGCATTCAAGAAGCCCGTTGTTTCGAGTCGATAACGCCGAACCAGAACCAATACCATGATCGGATTACTAGACACTGAAGAAACCATCCGCCTGAGCGACGAGGCCGATGCCGCATACAAGGCACTGGGCGACGAGTTGCAAAAGGACGCGCAGGCGCTGCTGGCGACCGTGCGGCACCTGCTCACCGGCCGTGAGATCGCCGCATGCGATGCGGCCGCCGACATCGAGAACAGCGAGGGCGTCGACGCCTATTTGCTGGCCAACCTGAAGACCCAATTCTCGCGGGAGATCGCGCGGTGGAAAGACGGGGTGACGGCATGACAACACCAAAAGACGACGGCGGGCCAGCGTTTCCGTGCGCTGGGATCATCACGCCAGACGGCATTGCATTTGAGGGCATGACACTCCGCGACTACTTCGCGGCGGCGGCTTTGCAGGGTATGCTTTCCTATCACAACGCGGAACGTGGAGACTTCCACACCAATTCCTCACCGTTTGATACATCTGCGTTCGCATACACTCTTGCAGACGCCATGCTCGCAGCAAGAAAGGAGGGCGCATGACCACCAACCAACACCAACGCAGCGTCGCAGCATACCGATCCGACACGCTGGAAAACGTCCTGCGGGACTACGAGCGAAAGCCCAAGAAAGACCGATGGGACAAAGACCGAATCGCGGCGATCCGCGCGGAACTGAAACAACGTAGAAAGGCACTGGAAGCATGAACACGACATCTGAAATCAGTCTGCAAACGATCCACATTGCCACGTTCCGGGCCAACGGAACACCAAAAGGACAACCGCGGCCGCGAGCATTCGTTCGTAACAACCGCGCCGCGGTTTATGACCCGGGGACGGCAGAAGGGTGGAAATCGTGCATTGCAGTCGCGGCGAAAGATATGGAGAACCACCTGCTTGCGGTGCCGCTCTCGGTGACGCTGACATTCTTCATGCCGCGGCCGAAAAGCCACTTTCGCACCAGCGGTCAACTCAAGCCGTCCGCGCCTCAGTATATGCACGTCGGCAAGCCGGATGCGGACAACCTCGCAAAAGCCGTGCTCGATGCGCTCACCGCGATCCGCGTGTGGCAGGATGACGACCAAGTGTGCGAGCTGGTGGTGCGAAAGTATTGGGAGGGCGAGCGCAATGGCACGGCAATGCACCCGCCGGGATGTGTGATCAGGATCAGCGAAATGAGGGAGGTGGAACTATGAGCGCCACGGAGCGAGATTTGCGCCAAGCAAATGACAAGCTGGAACTCTGGAAGGCGACGGCCAAGGGGCTGTTCGTAGAGCTGGCATTACTCGAACAGACCATGGGCGAGCTGTGCGAGTCGTGCGGCTGGTCGATGCGGCTGCCTGATCAACCATGCCGCTGCGAGCTGGAGCGCGAGCTGGCAGCAGCTAAAGATGCGCTGTTGAAAGCCCACAAGGACTACGGGTGCGAACTCCGCGACCCAAACGGCACGATTTGGGAGCACGCGGCGAAGGTGCAGCAACAACGCGACACGCTAGCCAATCACGTCCATGCGCTTGCGCACTTGCTGGCTGCTGCAAATCAGCAATTTCTGCATTCCGCTGCGGTGACGCAAGACATTCAAGACGCGCTTGCCGCCGTGAAAGGAGGCACGCCATGACTGACCGAGCCACACCGGAGACGGATGCTGAATGGAGGCGACTGCAATCCGGACACCTCGATACGATAGGGCTGGCCAGCGGAATGTGCAGGTTTGCGAAAGGCCTAGAACGCAAGCGGGACGAGGCGGAAAAGCAACGCGACAGGCTGGCGGAGGCTTTGGAAATGATCGCAACGCACAATCACGAAGATGGACAGTGTGACAATGGCTACACACCGAGCCATATCGCCAAGCAAGCCCTAGCCGCCGTGAAAGGAGGAAGCCATGACGCCTGATCCTGACCAGCGCATCGCTCTCGCACGGATCAACGAGGGCCGCAATGTGTTCCTGACCGGGGCGGCCGGCACCGGGAAATCCTCGGTGACCGTCGAGGCGATCCGCCGACGCCTCGGCGACCGCTCGCTCAAGGTGTGCGCGACCACCGGAGTGGCCGCATTGAACCTGCGCGACAAGCTCCACGCGATGTTCGGCGAGCACGTCGACACGTCCACGATTTACCGGTGGGCCGGGATCGGGCTCGGGCCGAAGCCGGGGCAGCCGTTTGACGAGTATCTATCATACATGCGCGGGCGCGGCTTTTCATGGCAAGGTGCCTGCCGCCGGATCCGCGGCACCCGCACGCTCATCATCGATGAGGTAAGCATGCTGCCGGGGCGCGTGCTTGAGTTTGTCGACTACGTTTGCCGCGCGGTGCGCGAAGACGAACGGCCGTTCGGTGGCATCCAGGTGATTGCGGTGGGTGATTTCCTGCAACTGCCGCCGGTGGCCAAAACCGGATTGTATGATTGGGCGTTCCAATCGCCTTGTTGGGCGGCAATGGACTTCTCCAGCGTTTCGCTGCGCACCGTCCACCGGCAGGACGACCCGGATTTCATATCGATCCTCAACCAGTTCCGCGAAGGCACGGTGACCAAGGCGGGGGCGGGGATCCTCAAGCGGCGGGTGGCGATGTTCCCCAGCTCGAGGATCCTGCGGCTGTTCACTCACAACACGCAGGTGGACAAGTGGAATGCCTACCAGCTCGGCGCGCTCGACAGCAGCGAATACACGTTCGACGCGCAGGGCGAAGGGCCGGCAGCGGAAGTCGAGTGGCTGCAAAAGAATCTGGTCACGCCGACGAGGCTGACAATCAAGCAAGGGGCAAGGGTGATGGTGACGGCGAACCTGCGCGATGCCAGCCAACAGGACGCGCTGCTGGCCGCCAATGGTGACATTGGCACGGTGATGGGCTGGAGCAATCTGGTCGGCGTGATCCGCGTGCGGCTCGACAACGGCCGCGAGATCGATGTGGAGCCGCACGAGTGGGAATACGACCCGACGGCCGAGGGGGACACCGGCACATTCACCCAGTTCCCGCTGCGGCTGGCGTGGGCATGCACGATCCACAAAAGCCAAGGGCTCACGCTCGACAGCGCGCTTATCGACATCCGCGCGGCCCGCGAGCCGGGGCAGGCATACGTGGCAATCAGCCGCGTGAAGAGCCTCGCGGGGCTGCATCTCAAGGACTGGTTCCAGGGGATGTTCATCAGTCCGCAGGCCAAGGATTTTCACCGACGCATCGCCGCGGGTGTGTCGAGTGATGCTGCCCGGCCGACGCTTACACTTTCCAACAACCCGAACAACGAACTGCCGTGGTGAACTCTATTCCTGACACATTTGAAGATTGCCCACGATGCAAAGCAGCATGGCAGGACGAGCCTAGACTGGTGCGGCTGGTCTACGGAGCACGCAAGATTTCAAGTGGTGCAATTCATTACGGCAAGGTGTGCCCGGAATGCCATTGGAATCAGGCCATGAAAAAAGAGGCTTTCAGGCAAATTGTCGGAGACATGGGGTTCCCGCGTTTTGATGACGAGCCGTATTCGCTCTGCGAAAAGTGCGGTGCACCATACGCCGAGATCCATCATTGGGCACCGCGCTACATTTTCGGAATCGATGCCGACAAATGGCCGACATCCGCTCTTTGCCGATCATGCCACGAAGAGTGGCACCGCAAAGTTACACCGCTTATGAACCTTCCATATTAAATCACCATGAAAATTATACAGCAAAGACTTGAAGTAAAGGATTGGCCGCTTGAAAAAGTGGGTGATAAAAAATTTTTCGGCTACATAGTGAGTATCGGGGTATTCCCTGCTAATGATTGGGATTCTGAAAGCATGATCCCTTATGTTGATTTTGCGTATAATCAAAAATATGAACGGTATCGACTTCCTAATAATGCGGATTTGCATGACCAACTACATCAAATGCTGATTGAGAATATAGATATGGGCATCAATGGGAATGGAATATACAACAAAGTATGGATTAGCCTAAATGATGATGGGTATTTAGTATTTTTACCATGATTGCGCCAATCTCAACACTTACCACCATGCCCAAAATTTCCGACATCATCGCCAGCAGAAAAAACGCCGCCCAGCCGCTCCCCGCGGCCGATCCAGCGGAGCCGCTCATCTCCTACTACACCGCCGCCAACGCCCCGGAGCCGGCCGGGGCTGCCACGCTCACCGCATTCATCGAGGCCATCCAGTCCGACGAAAACCAGAAGTCAGTGACGCGCCTGCGCGAACGACTCTCCGCCGGTGACGAGGACGGATACGTCAAGGTGAAGCGCACGCTCGCCGCGGTTTCCATTTCCGGCAAGACGACCAAGGGCGGCCGCGCGAAATCCCACGAGCAAGGGCGCTTTATCCATTCCGGCTTCCTCCAGATCGATCTGGACGGCAAAGACAACGTCGGCTGGACGGTCGATGAGATGCGCGACATCCTGCGCGCCGAACCGCGGGTGGTCGCTGCGTTCGTCTCGCCGTCCGGCGATGGCGTGAAGGGCGTGGCTCGCATCCCGGCCGATGTTTCCACGCACCTCGGATCGTTCGTCGCCGTGCGCGAGTTTTTCGCCCAGCACAAGCTGAAGGTGGACGAGGCATGCAAGGATCCCGGCCGACTGTGCTTTGTCTCGTGGGATCCAGACGCATGGATCGACCTCACGCGCACCGCGGTGTTCGAGCCGGTCGACGAGGCCGCACCAGAAATCGACTTCGACGCGGCGGGCGCACCCAGCAAGGGGCTTGTGCTCAAGATGCGCTCGACCGCATTTCCCGAGCCGCCCGCCAATGGGATTCACACATGGCTGATGCAGGCCGCTTGGTGGTGCCGGATCCATGACATGACCGAGGCAGCCACCGCGGCGAAGCTGCAAGGCTACGACGGGACATTGCGCCGCCGCTTGCAGCCGACCGAGGCAGTCGACGCCGCGGCAAAGGTATTCTCGGTCGCGCGGGACAATTCGTGGAAAATCGCCGCGGATGTCGAGGCGCTGATCAATCCGCCCGCCGGAAGCACCGCGACGGAATACGCGCCCGACGATGTGTTCTATGACGGCCCGGCAGGCCGATACTTGATCCGCGTGGGCAATACCTACCACATGCAATCGAAACGCAGCCCGGTCATAACGGGACTGACACGCTACCTGGCGAAGGATCACGACGATGCGAAGGAGCTGGCGGCCGCGGTCAAGGCGACCATCGCCGCCCGGGAGCTCGACGGCGGCATCCAGTGGTCTGGGAATATCGCCGGACATCAGCAGGGGCTCACCCGCGACGTGGACGGCAAGCCGATCCTGATCTTGTCCGAGGCCCAACAGCCGACCCCGTCCAGCGGTCCATGTGACCTGATAACCGACCTGATCGCCCAAGCGTTCGAGGATCCCACCGCATTTCAGGTTTTCGTCTCATGGCTGGCTGGACGCTACCGGGCTGTGCGCGACCACACGCATATCCCATCGCCTATGCTCGTGATGGCGGGCGAGGTGAATAGCGGAAAGTCGCTCGTCGCATGGATCGCCGCTCAGTGCCTCGGCGGCCGCACCGCCAATCCATACAACGCATGGGCGGGCGGCATGCTCTGGAATGACGACCTGGTCGGCGCGGAAATGTTGCTGGTCGACGACTGCGCCGGATCCACCGACATGCGCGCCCGACGATGCTTCGGGGCCGCTTTCAAGGAGGCGATGTATCCGCATATCGTCCAGCTCCGCAAACGCCACTCGTCGAGCGTGAGCGTGCGCCCGGTGTGGGCGTGCATCGTGTGCTGCAACAACACCCCGGAGGCGCTTCAGATCATCCCGCCGCTGGATGCGGACATGTCCGACAAGGTGATCTTGCTCCACGTTTCGCCGCTCAGGCTGCCAGTCGATACGTCAACCCCGGCCGGACGCGCGACTCTCCAGACGATGATCCGCAACGAACTGCCGGCATTCGTCCACCAACTTGAGACGTGGGTGACCCCGGAGGAATTGCACGACACCCGCAGCGGCATCAAGGCGTGGCGAGACCCCGACCTGCTCGACAGCGTGGACGCGAACTCGCCCGCCCGCCGGGTCGAGACGCTGATCACCGCGGCCATCGAAAACCGCGGCATCTGGCACGACCTGCCGCGAGAGCTCACCGCGATTGAGATCGAGACGCGCCTGACCGACCCGCACTCGCCGGTCCGCGACCAGGCGCGCGCGCTTTTCCACTGGCACGGTGCCTGCGGATCCGCGCTCGCCCGGTTGGCGAAAATGGGCCGCGGGCTCGTCACCGAAGGCACTTTCAATAGCCACGATAAAATCAAGCGGTATTTCATTGAGCCGTAAAAAGTGCTAAACATGACCCCGCAAGACCCCGCAAATCAAACGAGCGTTTTTATTTTGCGGGGTTATGCGGGGTTATGTTTGTACCTTTTAAGAGTGAAAAGGTATAAAAACAGAGGGGGCCACCGATCGCCGGAGCAAAAATTTCCAAAAGTGCCAAACATAACCCCGCATAACCCCGCAAACGCTGGCGGCCGGATTTTTAACATGTCCGAAACATTCGTGCTTGTGCAATTGCAATTTTATTGCAATAACGCATTCGTGTTGCACGACCACGCAGGCGCGACCGAGCCGGACATGGCGGCGGCCATCGACAAGCCAGACGAGATTCTGGCCGACGAGCTTGGCGTCACCTTGGCTCAGGCCCGGCAGATTCTGGTCATCATCGAGCGGTATCGGCGCGAGGAATTGGCCACGGCGCTGGGCGCTGTCATCGGCTGGATTCTGGCCGGCGGAAACCCGGTGGCCAAAATCTACGGGTTGGCATTCGCTGCCGGGCTCGACCAGCTCAACGGCCTGCATTCCCAAGCCGAAGCCGCCCGCAAACTCGGTGTCACCAGGGCGCTGCTCTCGCACTACGTGGTGGCGGCCCGCGACGCCATCGGCATCCGCGTCACAAAATACCGCAAGAGCGATGCGAGCCGCGAGAGCTACCGCCGCACACAGAACCGGATCAATCACCCAAACCACCACACTAAATGACACTGACTCAATTATCCGCAATCCCGATCACCGGCGACTTCCAGCTGGCGCTGCCAGAGGACATGACACAGGATCAATGGGCCGACCTGCACCGCTCGCTGGTCGCGGTCAAGCGCAAGGCCAAGGCGCTGATCGTCCAGAGCTACGACTACGGGGCCAAGCACTACGGCGACGAGTATGCTGGCCAAGTCCACGAACAGGCGGAACTGGCGCTGGGCCTGCCGCAACCGAAGCAGAAGCCGGACGTGAATGGCGAGGGGAAAGCCAAGGGCATCGTGTCCGTCGAGGGCATTGCGCAGTCGTTCAGCATCTGGCAGCGGGGCGTGGCGCACCTGATCCCGCGATGGGACAGGTCCAAGGTCGAGCGGGCGCTGGAGCTGCTCGAGCCAATCGAAGCGCAGGCGAAGGCGCTCCGCACGCGGCTGGATGAGCTGTGAGCGATTCTGACAGGGGGTAGCACCGTTATGGATACCGACAGCCGACAACCGATTCAAACGCAGCACGGGCCAACGTGGGGCGATTGTGGGGGAAATACCCCCCGGGTAAGGAGGCTTCCGGGCCAATCCTTGATCGCGGTTCCCGCTCAT